CCATTCGCGGAAGGCGTGGTAGGTCCAGTCCCATCCGTATTCCTCGAAAAGGTCGATGCAGTCGCGCAGGTATTGGTCGGCACCCGGGGCCCACGCGACGGCGCTGAACTCGCCCGCGTAGATTTTCGCGCCGTGCCGCAGCTGGAAGTCCCGGACCGGCTTGAGGCACACCCGCAGGTAGTCCTTGTTCCAGCCTTTCGATTCGTCGGGATACGTGCGCAGTTCGCCCTGCTTCCACATCAGACAACATGCGCTGAAAATCGGCACGATCGAATAGCTGTCCACTGATACCATTGTCTGTATAGACATCCACGATTTCGATGTCAGGGCAAAGAGCTACATAGGCCTCCATGATTTGCCGTTGCGTTTCAAGCGAGTCACCGCGGCAACCATTGAATTCAACAGAGAGTCGAATATACAGTGCTGCCCTCCATAGCTTCATCTTGTTTTCCGAGGCTGCTGCATTAGACAGCGTGTTCTTTCTGCTTTTCCTTGCCATTTTAGACCGCCTCCTTTACAAGAAGCGCCGGAACAAAAGCGAACGTCTGGGAGACAGCAGACTGCGGAGCATTCTCGGGACGCACCATCTTCATTGCAGTGTCGAACTCCAGCTTGTAGCGGAAATTGATTCTTATATCCGTTTTTCCGTGAATCTCAATGGATTCCAAAAGTGCAACAACAGCACGGCGATCCAGCTTCGTGATATTGGAGAACTCCTTGAACTGCCGCGCCCATCTTAGACGCTCTCCAGTGTTACGAACGGTGTTCTCCATGCTTTCTCTCAAAAGCGCAATTGCCTTGCGTGCGCTCTCCGCCTGCGCGTTATAACGCTCTTTATGATCCTTGTATTCCGCTTTTGAGATCACGCCGTCGATGAAGCTTTCATATAGCGTTGCCTTGATCGAATTGGCTTTCTCCAGCTTCGCCTCATTTTCTGCGATCTGAGCCTTGCAGCTTGCAATAGCGTCCCGGTTGATCTGCTCCTCATTGATGCTGTCCAGCAGTTCACTCAAGGTGACAACACTTTGGACATGCGCCTGAACGCCGGCTAGGACACATTGCTCCAATTCGTCTTCGCGGATCATAACCGGGTTTGTGCATCCGTTTTTCTTTCCTGTGCGGCAATAGTAGTAGATATACGCCTTGTCGCCGCGGCGGAGAATCTTGCGCGTCATACAGCTGCCGCAGCAGCCACATATCACCATTCCAGAAAAGAGATAGACACCTTCACCGTTTGGCGCAGTGCGCGTATCCAGTCGCATGATCCGCTGAACGAGGTCATAATCCCGTTTGGAGATGATGGCCTCATGCGCACCTTCAAAACGGATCCATTCCGAGGGCGGGAACTGTATCAGGTTTTTGACCTTATGGTTGTGCGTTCCCTGCTTGCCCTGTACCAGCGTTCCGGTGTAAGTCTCATCTTGAAGGATGCGTATGACTGTGTGCGCTGCCCACTTTGCATCGGCGCTGTCCGTGTATCCCCTTTTTGGATGCGGAAGCCCGTGGCTGATCTTATACGCAAGCGGAGAGAGAATGCCGCGGTCGTTCAGTGACGCTGCGATTTTTTGTGCGCTGACTCCGTTGATCCGCTGCCGGAAAATCTCCTTTACGATGGCGGCAGGATCTCGGTCTACAATAAGCTGGTTGTGGTTTTCCGGCGATTTCTGATAGCCGTAGATCGGGCAAGCGCCGACATAGTCTCCGTTCTTTCGCTTGACTTGCAAAGCGCTGCGCGTCTTTACGGAAATGTCATGGCAGTAGGAATCGTTCATTATGTTTTTCAGCCCGACTGTCAAATCGTCACCACTGTGCTCATTGGCGGTATCTATGCCGTCGTTGATTGAAATAAAACGAACACCGTAGGTGGGAAATATCTGACGCAGATAGCGGCCGGTCTCGATGTATTCACGACCAAGGCGGGAAAGGTCTTTGACGATAACACAGTTGACCTTGCCTGCCATGATCTCTTCCATCATCTTTTGAAACTCCGGCCGGTCAAACAGGACTCCGCTGTAGCCATCATCAACACGGGTCGACACCAATTCAATCTCCGGGTGCCCGCTGAGATAGTCCGCAATCAGCCTCTTTTGGTTTGCAACGCTGTCGCTCTCATTATTCTTGTCGTCCGAGTATGAGAGACGCAGATACTCAGATGCTCTGTATTTGGGCATAAAAAGAATCACTCCTTTGCAATTTACGGACTTTCCCCATAAATCTCAAAGAGTGATTTGCGCTCCCTATGCAATTCATTTTCCCAATGCAGATTTTAGCATAGAAGCCGGGGAAAGTCAATCTTCATTGAAGCAGCACAATGCTAAAGAAGGATCTGCTTGAGGCAGTCTTCCAGCGACATACCTTTTTCCGAAAAACGCACATGGACGGTGTATTTTCCGCATTTGAAGCAGTATGGGTCTTTGATCTGCTTTATGAAGTCTGCAATTCGTTCCTCTTTTGGCAGCGCCCGATTGATCTTGATATCACGGATGTCAGGCAGGTCCGACATAAGGTTCCCAATAGTATTCTGTTCCATATCAAATCCTCACTTTTCTTTCTGTGAAAGGAATGCAGGTCTGCCATTTGGCGAGACACGCGTGCCGTCACGCGGCACCCCCTTTTACCCTGCGGTACGGGCTTTGCGATCATTCCGCTTCATCTTCTTCACAGCCGACTTTGCCGGTGCCGGTATGCTTTTCGGGTTCCCGCTCGTACCTTTGATGTGATCGATTTGACGGCGGCGGTCACAAGGCAATCCTTGCAACTGCCGGCCGCAGGTAGTCCTGGCGTCCAAAACCGAAGGCGCAACGGTAGATGACCTGCATTCAGATATGAACGGCAAGGCCGTTGTATTTCAAGGTGCATCCAGGCAGAAGCTGTTCATTTGCCTTTCTATAAAAAAAGTACGGTCTGAACGTGCTTTTTCTCCGCAACATTGGAAAAAAGAAATAACTCGCTTATATTGAGCCGCCTACCGTGATGTGCTGTATTTCGACGCTCGAATCGTGTTAAGATCACTCCGTAATTAGTTTTTTGCGCGTTCCTCACCTGTTGAGGGCAGACATGATCTTCGCGACCTGTTGAAGGCCGGAAGGGCTCTGCATTGCGCACGTTATACACACTTCGGTGGATGGTACGTTATACAGCGGCATTATTGCGCCCATAGGCCAAAATGTGGCTGTTTCTCTTTCCCTCATAAAACCGCGAGAGCGGGAATTGCTATCGCCTGTCATTCGTGTCAGGCAACACGGCGAAAGCCGTAAATGCAGTTCCCGCTCTTTTTGCGTTTTTATCAAATTCTTCAAATCAAAAGGATGTGATGACGAAAAAGCGTGGTTACCCGAGTATTTCAAATGAACAGGAGATGATGTCATGAAGCGAAAAATCAATTCTAGAGGCAAGAACTCCCGATGTACTTCATTCCCGGCCAAACATCCTGCCAACGCAAACAAAAACTGTGTGCGGGTCAGAAAAATCCGGCTCACGGCGGGAGGTTGGGCGGCATGAACACGAGCTATCAACCGCGTGTGCTGGTGGATACGAACAATCTTCCCAGAAACGAGTGGCTGGAATGGAGAAAGCAGGGGATCGGCGGCAGCGATGTCGCGGCCATCCTCGGCATTTCGCCCTTCCGGACGGCAAGAGACCTCTACTACGACAAGCTGGGGATCGCCGTTGAGAACGATGAATCCAACTGGGTCGGCATGGAGATGGGAAATCTTCTGGAGCCGCTGGTCGCCAGAATCTTTGAGAAGAAGACCGGGCTGAAGGTGTATCAGAGAAAGGCCATGTTCCATCACCCGGAGCATCCGTGGATGCTGGCTGACCTGGACTATCTTGTGGACCTTCCCGACGGCACGACGGCAATCCTGGAGATCAAGACCACCAACTACAACGCACAGGGAAACTGGTGGTACAACGGCGCGGAGATCGTTCCCAGCTACTACGAGACCCAGGGACGGCACTACATGGCAGTGATGAACATTGACCGCTGCTATTTTTGCTGCCTGTACGGAAACACCGAGGACGAGGCGATCATTCGCCACATTGACCGGGACGCTGACTATGAAGCGGAGCTGATCACGCTGGAGGAAGTCTTCTGGAACGAGAACGTGCTTG